CACACGTTTTTCCAGAATCTTTTATAATCTGGGGAATTTTATCTCTTATTAATTTTGGCATATAATCTCCCTATCTCCCTAAAAATCGTCATCTTCGCTATTAAATCCAATAGCGTATCCCATGAAAAAAGACATAACAACCATAAGTAACACAACTAGTGGATTCATTTTCCCTTCTTTTTAATAACTGAATTCTTTACTGCTTTGTAGATTTTTGGCAAACCATATTTTACGGCTATATCAAATTTATTCGTAGCACTTATTTTCATCTCAACCCCGACTAATTGACCGTTCCTGATCAACACCCAATAATCTAGCCACTCTCCGTGCTTATTTTTATATTCGCCTAAGAGAACGTCTGTTTCCCAGTAATCTTCAATATAATCTCCGACTACATACTGCCTTTTGCTGAAAACTTTTTCTTTTCCACAAATAAACTGGATATTTATATCTTTGTACCTTGGGTTCTGAACATATGAAAAGATCATAAAAAAGCCCTCCTATACTCTTATAATAAATAGAATATAGAAGGGCTTATCTCACTATCCTAGTTCGGAATAAGTTCCAACTGAAAAAGAAGCACCAAGTTTTTCTTCCAAAAGCGGAATACTATCTTCGTGATATTCATCAATAATCAAGTAAGTTGTTCCCCAATCCAAACCGCTAAGACCCTGAACATAGCCGCCCCTGACCCAATCAAACGACTTGATATGGGCTTCAATACCGTATTCCTCGCTTAGTAATTCAACGATTGTGTCATCATGATTATGCTCTAAATTAAATTCTCCATACTCCTCCTCATCCCATTCAACAAGCTTGTTTACAAACTCGTTATTCCATTCAACTCCAAAAACTCTCTGTGGATAAAATTGCATCCTACTCTCCTTTGTTAAAAAATTTCTCTGAATTTATTGCTTTATCGCAAATAAACAAATCATACATGGGCTTTCCACACCCTGCTTTATGGTACTTTGCTCCCCATTCTTCCAATTGCCGGCACACAAGATCATTCCAGTCAATTCCTGATCCGGAACCTCTTGCCGTCCAATAAGTGATCGTATGACCCTCGTCATACAGTTTGTTAATTTTCTCGATATTCTCTTTGATTGGGACAGATTTTGTATAATCTCTATCTTCAGGAGTTATACAAATAGTCTCATCGATGTCAACTATTATTTTCATCTTCCTCTCCTCTCTTTAAACAAGTCACGTCACTCTCTGTTTCAATCCATACACGCGCTCCGCAAGGTAAAGGTTTATCCGGTGAATAGACAACCTTACAAGGGCCATCTACTAGCACCTCGTGGCAGTATGTATTATCTTTATAAGTTTTGACTGTAAGAACCGGTTCTCGTTCTCCGGTTTTATGATTTTTCCTGATTATGTGCTGATTAACGTGAATACGTTTCTTCATAATATCTCCCTGCGCAAAAACAAAGGTGTATTTTTCCCCAAGTAAGATCCGGCGATATTAAATTCAAAATGCTCAGAAGCCTCCTCATATGATAATTCTTCCTGTAGGATTTCTATTACTTTCTCGGCTTCATAAACTGCTATAGCCGGTACGTTCATGTAGTTAACATATCCGATCAGGGCGCCATCATATTCCTCCGGAAGCAAATAGGCCTTTGGGTTTATTTCCGCTATTGTTTCTTTACATGACATCTCAATCTCCAAATTTTATTCCTTGGGCCAATGGTAATTCATTAGACCAGTTTGTTGTATTTGTTTGTCTTCTCATATAAGCTTTCCAAGAATCAGATCCCGATTCTCTTCCGCCTCCAGTATCTTTTTCTCCCCCAAAGGCGCCTCCAATTTCAGCCCCTGACGTTCCAATATTTACATTGGCTATTCCGCAATCAGAGCCCACAGCAGATAAAAACTGCTCTGCTTTGCAGAGGCTATCTGTAAAAATAGAACTTGACAGGCCTTGTGAAACGTCATTGTTAATTTCAATTGCTTCTTCCAAAGTTTCATATTCCATGACATAGAGAATTGGAGCAAATGTTTCATCCCTGACAATATCAGATTGTGAAGGCATTTTTACAATTGCTGGCTTTACATACCTATCTCTTATTTTCCCTCCACAAAGTATTTCTCCGCCTTCAAGCTCTGAAACTTTTAACGCTAATTCGAATTTTTCTACTGCTTTGCGATTGATCAGCGGCCCCATCAAGGCCTTTTCACTAAGAGGGTCATCGACTACGATCTGTTCGTATGCCCTTAAAAGGCGCTGTGTCAGTTCTTTTGAAATATCCTTGTGCGCTATGAGCCTCCTAGTGGTTGTGCATCTTTGGCCGTTTGTCCCAACTGCGCCAAAGAGAATGGCACGAGTTGCTAAATCTAAATCAGCATCTTCAGCCACAATGACAGCGTTGTTTCCCCCGAGTTCTAAAAGGCACTTCCCTAGGCGTCGAGCGACAACTTCGAATACATTCCTTCCGACTTTGGTAGAGCCTGTAAAAGAGATGAGAGGGATCCGTTTGTCTCTCGCCAATTGATGCCCTAGTCTCCCATCCCCCTTGATTAGATTGAAAACACCATCGCAATCATTGTCTTTTGAAACTTCTTCGCAAATTGCGTGGATATATTTCGCTGTTTCTTTTGCTAATTCACTTGGCTTCCAAACAATTGTGTTGCCACATACAGTTGCAATAGCGGCGTTCCACGCCCATACAGCACCGGGAAAGTTGAATGCCGTTATAACGCCTATAACGCCTAATGGGTGCCATTGTTCAGTCATCTTATGTCTATACCTCTCTGAGGCTATTGTAAGCCCGTAGAGTTGACGAGAGAGCCCCACAGCGAAATCACAGATGTCAATCATCTCCTGAACTTCACCAAGACTTTCTTGGTAGATCTTTCCAACTTCTGAGGTTATTATTTGTGCTAACTCTTCTTTCTTTTCTCGGAGCTTGTTTCCAAGTTGCCTAATGACTTCTCCACGCTTTGGAGCGGGAACTTCTTTCCAAGTTTTGAAAGTTTCTAGTGCGACCCTCACTTCATGCATTATTTACCTCTTTCTGTCGGATAATCAAACTCGTTTCCCTTAAGTTTTGGATTGTGTTTAAAAAATAATTTCCTTAACCTCTTTGTCTCTTTTTTGCTTCTACCTAGGATGTAAATGTACTTATGCTTTGATACGACTTCCCTGTACTGGCAGCTTTGTCTATATTTCTTTTCTTCGGCTTTGATTTTAGTTTTGATATCAGGCGGGACAAGTGTCCAATCTGGAGAATATCTTTTCATCCACTTTTTCCACTGCTCTTTGGAGATACCTAGCCTTTCGGCGTACATGAAGTACTTTGATTTTTTTCTAAATTCTCGATCAGAAAACCAGCCCTGCTTTATATTACTAGGATCAAAGTATTGTTTTGTAACCCCATTTCCACACCCCAAATAATAAAAATTACACGCCTGATATAGTGTCCCCAACTCTTTTGCTTCAGGATCTGAATATGATGAAAAAGCTCTAAACTCTGTGTTCCGTACCATCCACTTGACTGATTTCATTATCAACCAAGAACCCAAGTTCTTAGGGGACCAAGAAATACAAGCACCGCGAGAGATAAGTTTTTCTTTACCTATGTTTTCTTTTCCCAAGACATGAGAAAAGGCGTTAGGCGTTGCCATCACAATAACACCGGCTATAGCCCCATTCTTCTTTAAACGAGCCGTGAAACGATGGGTCGGCCTATTAGGCATTTTTCCAAGCCACTCATGCTCATAAATAAAATCACGAACTTCATCACATTGTTCTTGACAATGTTGTTTAAGCTTGAGATATTCAACATATGCCCTTTTATCTTCGTTACCTTTTGGTCTTTCAACTTTTTCAGGTCTAATAACCGCTTCAAAATCAAAATCAGAAGTTTTTAATCTATTTGCTTCTTCATGTGTAAGCTGTGCCTTTTGTAAGTCTTTTTCTAAGTTTTCAACACGAATCTGATATTGCCAACAGTGATCCTTGTCATAACCTTTGAAACGATCATAAACTTCTATTTTCATTAAATCACTAAACTCCCTTTCAGGGTTGACTGTAGCATGATCATAATTGACAAATCTTCTTCACTTTTGATCAGTTCTTTCTCTTTATAAAGAGCATGCGCGAAGGCTTGATGACAGACATCTGTCAAACATTCGAGTGCTTCCATCTTTTTTCCAATCTTATTAAGGCTTTCATATTTTCTCTTATAATAGCTGTGCCTCTCATCGATATATAAAGTTAACTCTTCTGTGCCTGAATCATGGTCGAAAAGAAAGCCGTTTTTCAGATTACTAACAACAAGAACCTTAACTTCTCTCCCCATGATCTTCTTTGTCTTGGTCTTCGGGGTTCCGGAACTGCTACCGGTACCGGAGCTTGACCCGGAGGTTGAACTGCCGGCGGAGGAGGACTTGTCGTCAATCTCTATTTCTAGTAACGACTCAATATGATCCTTGTCCAATTTCCTAAGGTGTTTAGTCAGCGCTTGCTCTATCTTTTTAGTTTGCGCGTTTGTGCGAGCTTTAGATTGTTTTTTATTTTTATCCCTAGCCTTCTCGAAGATCGGTCTGAGCTTATTTCGGATCCATGCGATGACTTGCTCCTCCATCTGGATTGAACTTTTGACCGGATCGACTCCAAAGTATTGTCTCAGATCTTGCCTGAAGCTTAATTCCAGAACTAACCCCCTAAGCTCACTCTTCGAAAACATTTTCCACTTTTTAGATATTTTCCCATATGCAATCTGATCCAAAGTACGATTCTGTATCAAGCGTTCGTTCATATAGAAAGCCACCCTGGCCTCGTCATAATTTGGGTCCCAAGAAGCCCTGACCTTTATCCCTTTATCAAGAAGTTTATATTTCTCGTCTTCGAGCCGTTCAACGCCTTCTTTGTCCCATCTTAGTGGCTCTTTTTTGTCTATTAAGAATCCTCCGGAGCCTCCGACACGAATATGAACACCCTTAAGCTTATTATAGCATTGTTCAATTTTCCCATGATGGAGCTTTTTCTTGAAAGCACTAGGGGAATTTAAGCTCCATCCCTCACTGGGTTTGAAGTTCTCCAAGAAGGTGAGAGTGAAGTGGGAATTTTTAAAGTTTTCCTGAGTAATCACAGGTACCTTGAGATGCGCAGGGCTGTTTTTCCCTGCATGGTATTCATTATACCATTCAATAACATGGTTAACCTTGGGATCTTCGAAGTTTAAAAGTTCTACGCGTCCTCTTTGAATATCGCCGTCAACATAATAAATATGCATTAACCTGTCCAGACCATGAGGCTTTGAATAATATTGGATACCATCTTTGACAAACCTCCAAACGTTATTTCCATGCCCAAAGCAACCAATATCTTCATTTGTGTGGCGGGTTTCGGCGTCGACTACGCTTGTACCGGCATAAGACAAAGCTTTTTTTGCATACTCTTCGCTTAGGAAGCCATCGCCAGAATCGAATATTCCCAAATTAACGATCTTCCCTGCCTTGTTGGAGCAGTTGCCTTTTTTATTAAACAGGCATAGCGTAATTGGAATCAATTCACCATTTTCAAAATCTTTTGTGGCTTCGATACAATTATCAATCTGGTCTAGCAGCATATCTTCGAATGTTGTTTTAGAACTTTCGAGAACATGCTTAAAGCCCGGGATGTGAATTGGGGTTGTTTTTTCTTCTTCGAACATGTGCATATCTATTTTTCCTTGTCAGGGTAAAGATGCTTAATTGCATCGATGTTCCCATTATAACAAAGTATTTGAAAAATTTAAAGGGCCAAATTGTATAACTTGGCCTTTTTTTTGAAAAAAAGCTCAGGCAAAACTTTAATTGTTTACTTGTTCTCTACAAATTCTTTAATGAGTTTTGCCTCATTAAAAACTTCATCCAAGGTAGGATAATCCGGCCTCTCAACAGCGGGAACGTTTTTTCCCTCTGATAGATAGACTTGACTTAGCCTATAGTCTTCTAGTTTCTCGATGTGCTTTTGCTCTGCGCGTTGCTGAGCAGTATGAAAAATTTCGAACCGAAGTTCATATGGGTTTTTACTTTTATTATTATTCATAATAATTCTCCTTTGTGTTTTCTTGTGTTAATGCTCTGCCTGAGCTTTGTGGACACGGTAGGGCTCGAACCTACTTCTTCTCCCTTTTTTATGAAAGTGCTTTGCCAGTTAAGCTACATGTCCAAACAGGGGTCCGAAGACCCCCTCCCCCTAGGTTTCCTCCTCGACATCTGGATCGTAAAATTCTTTAGCGTTCCCCTCCCGCTTTTCGAATCTCATGATAACTTCCTCATCCATTACGTCAAGAACAGCTTGTTTAAACTCCGGATCTTGAAGCTTCTCAACCCATTGTTTGCCCTGAAACTTGATTTCTTTACCCTTTGAATTCAAAGTATACCATGCCCCTGCGGTTGTTAAGGCGTCAGAGCCTTTTATCGCATCAAGCCAGCTTTCTTCATCTTGGATTCCAATTTTATCTCCAGCCCACAAGATTTTATAGTTACATCTTCGCCCAGCCGTTCCAAAGCGTGATTTCTCAAGCTTTGCTTTAACCTCTGAACCAATTCTGTAACCTTTATCATCTTCAACAAAAGAAGCTTTCGCTTTGCGGCCCGTAAGCCAGATCCGCAAAGAATATGCGTAAATCATAGCTTTTCCACCGGGCGTGAACCATGGAGTTGTCATTGCCTCTGATATGTTCATTGTAATATTTGTCTTTAGCTGGTTTAGAACCAAAAACGTACATTGAGCATTTGCCAAAGGAACTGTGAGTTTCGCCATTCCTTTTGAAAGGATACGAGGCTTCACAGCCATTGAAGATTGTGGGTTGAAATCTCCTTCCAAGTCTTTTTTACTTGGAGTGAGTGCTAAACTATCCCAAATAAAGAGAAGTTTATTTCCAGATCCCAACAGTTCTTCAATATATTCCAAGACTTCTTCCACAGAAGTTGCCTGAATGTAAAGGAACCTATCCAAATCAATTCCTATTCTTTGTAGGAATATAGGATCAGTTGCTGATTCAGAATCAAAGTAAACCACATCAATGCCCATTTTCTGAGCATTAGCGGCTATTTGGGCCGCCATATATGATTTACCAGTAGATTCCAAACCCGCAATTTCAGTTACCTTTCCTACTGGAATCCCACCAAGCTTTCCTCTACAAATAATAGAGTCAAGCCAGCGAGCACCAGTCGGAATCCACTCAGTCACTGCTGTTGGATTGTCTAAAGAAAGATCATGAGCGACATTGATGCCGGCTTTTTTATTAATAAGCTTTCTCATTTCCGCCATGTTAAGCTTTCCAGCCTTAGCTTTCTTTGGAGTCGCCATGATCAACTACCTAGAAGTTCAGAAAAAGCTTTGGTGACTTTATCATCGCCTGTAGCGGCGTATTTATTGATTTCGTCTTTTTCTTCTCCACCCTGCATAAATCTATCAAGAAGTTCTTGAACTTGTGCAGTGGTTTTGCGCTCAAAGAGTCCATCAAACTCTGGAATCTCTTCCAGAATCTCTTTACAGTCCTTATCTCCATCAGCACAGACCGGTGAAGCTTTACGCTTCGGGGTCAGTTTTGTTGATGGAAACATTGCTCCTGCTTTCTTTCCATAGTTAAGAACGAGATCGGTTCCTTCATCCAAATCGGTAACATCACCGTAATCTGGGTTTAGAACAAGTTGAAGCAACTGCTCATAAACAGTCTTGCTATAACCCCAAACACGAACGCCCAATCCTTCTTCGCCTCTTACGAGAACAGGTGAGAAGAATCTTTGCTTTGGAAAGAGCTTTTTAGCCAATTCAATGGAATCCGGTGTTCCCTCTTTATAGAGAGCCGATGCAAAATCCAGAACAGGACTATCTTCACCAAAGTTTCGCTTTGGACAAAGAACCGGACCTTTATCTAGATTATAATAAAACCAGAACTCCTTGAAAGGATCCCCATCTGCGGTTGGAAGAATCCGGATCACTTGATCCCCATCTTGTGGTTTCCAAAATAAATCCTTTTTTCCGCCACCTTTGTTTTTGAGAGAATTATATTTTTCTCTCATCTTTTTCATATCAATACCCATTTTAAACTCCTTGTTTTTGTGTTTGGGTCAAATTAACTTCTACTACTTCAACTTTTCCTACAACAGTCTTATGATTAAACATACGATAAGAATTACTTTCAACATCCCATACTAATTCCATGCCTTCTTGCAACTTTGGTCTTTTT